GTGTTTGCCAATTAAGAGCTAACATAGGCGTATTCAATCTATGACTTAAAACAACAGCTGGTATAAGACCACCTCTGTTTAAACCGATAATGTAATCAAATGTATCTTTTACTTCAGAGACAATTTTATTAACACCATAACAAAACTTATCATAATCATAATCCATATCACGTACCCCAGGCATTTTTCCAAAGTTGTACTTGTAGTCTAGGAGAATATCGCCATCCATTCTTCATAGCTAAATCTGCTACCCAACGTTCATTTTCATCATAGTATTTTGTTGTACCACCAGCTGGCATCAGATAAACAGGAATGTCAACACCTGCTGTTTTATATGCGTCTACTGCACGACAAACATCTTCATAATCTTCTTGATTACTTACCACCCACTTAAAGTAGGAATGACCAACAGTCGTATATTCTTTAACAATGTCTGGCTTAATAGCATCTTCCCAAGACTCACCGCTACTAGGTAACTTGCTGCTGATGCTAAATGTGGTGTTAATTGTAGAGTTGTTTAGATAGTCAACAAGATCTTTATGTAACTTTTGTGTGCCATTTGTTTCAAAAGTTAGTTCTGTTAAGTTCATATTTCTAGAAAAAATGTCATTAAACAAGTCAATATAGGTACGTTGCCAACCTAATAGAGGTTCACCACCAGTTAAAATGAGATGTTTGTCTTTGTTGAATGTTCTATTTGGCAATAATGATTCAATCTTATCAACAATCTTTTCAATTGACATAACTGGACTGAGATGTTTAAAACGAACATCCCAGCTGGCGTAGCTATCACAACCAGTATGAACTAATGGAAGACTATCATATGTTTTATAATCAGCTGGATTAACGTCTAGACGTTCTGTGCTTTTCTCACCACGTGGCATAGAAAAACCAGGACACTGAAAGTTACAACCAAATACTCGAAGGAAGATACTAGGTGTGCCAAGATATTGACCTTCACCTTGCAAAGAATAGAAAAGTTCTGCTACTTTTATCTTAGACATAATCTATTAACCTTCAAAAATAGCTGAATTGCCAGCGTGTTCAAAAACTTCTGCTGATTTAAGACGAACGTTTTTTCCTACTGGATATCTAGCTGTGAAGGATTTATTGTTTGGTAAAGTATATGGAGCACTCAACTTAAACGATTCTAAAATGTCGTTCATTGTGTTATATGCTAACTCAGCAAACTTTTCACAACCAACAGCTTCTACAACACGAATGTCACAAATGCCGCCGACATCGTTAAGACCTAATGAAGCTAATGCTTGGAATTTTTCAATATGAGGATCATCTTGTGCAATGATTAAAGTATGATCAAACATATACTCAGACCATTCTTTAAATGCTTTAAGACCGCCAAAGTCCATAACCCAGTTGCGATCATCTAATGTGTCTGATTCAAAAATTAATTTAATGCCGATTGAATAACCATGCAACAAAGAACAATGGCTGTGAGTGCTACGCCATTGTCTAAAACAACACGACAAACCTCTGTCGTTTCCATAAGTTTTAGTAGAATAATATCTTGCCATCTCTTGCCTCCTTTTTGAGTAAGTTTGATAGTAACAGTATTTAGCGAATTAGTCAACAAAAAATGTTGATTTAGAAGGATTTTCCACCTTCTTTTTGACGATTTTCTTTTTTGTGATCTGATCTAGAAGCATTATATTCGTGCTTTGCTGCTATTGCACCTGCCACGTCCAAATCCAAAGAGCCAGCAAGATCGAGTATTCGTATAATAGTATCAGCAAGCTCCACTTCAAGCATTTTCCTTGTAGGTAAGTGGTCATCCATCAAATCCTTTCTTGCACCCTCAAGTGCTTCTGATAGTTCCGAGTGACACAATGCAATCAATGTGCCAATTTCACGTGGCTTGTCATGCCACCCCATCTCTTTTGCTTGTCCGTGTAGCTTGTCTTGCACATTTTTAATAGCCAAAACATCTGATAATGTAAGTGTATATTTACTCATTTAATTTATCCATTCTGGAGGTTGTCTATTTTTCCATTTATGTAAATTAGCTTTACCTAGTTTATAATAATTTCGGTAATTTACTATTGGATCGGATGATATGATGTATTGTTCAGCCATGGCTGATGGCATTTCAGTCCAGTCATATTCTTTAAGTGAATGAGGAGGAGATTGTAACATATAAGATAAATCAGTCGTAAAGCACTTGTGAACTTTACCATAGCGATGTGTATACTCACTCCCGAGCGCAAAGAAATGTTCTACAAGCCAATTATAATTTTCTACTGACTCGCGACACCAAGCCGCTGACGGGTGATTGATATGTGTAGCAGAATATACAATAGGTTCGCGAGCATCATCGAGAATCCAACGACGAGCTTTACGACCAGTCTTAGATTTGCCTTCTACTTCTCGACCATCAAGATATCGATGTGCAGTTGATAATAGTTGAGCAGACTCAACAATCATTTTAACAACGTGTTTGTCAACAAGAGATTGTGCAGCTATAATTGGATCATGATCTACATAAAAAATATTCACTTCTTCCACCTTTTGAAAGCTTGTTCTCTATGATACTTGTTAGCACGAGAAAAGAACTCAATACCATCTAGATAATCCATCTCATGCTGAAATATGCGTGCAGATAGACCAGTAAATGTATCAGTTCTTACTTCTCCATTTGCCATTCTAAACCTTGCTCTAATGTGTTGTGGTCTTTTTACTTTAACTAATAATCCTGGATAAGTCAAGGAAGTTTCTTCCAAAACAATCTGTTGATCTGATGTTTGAACAATTTTAGGATTAAAACAAACAAAGTTTTCTGGATGACCACGCATAGCAAAAATACGATATGGTTGACCAACTTGATTAGCCGCTATTCCAATACCATTGTTATCATACATAAATTTGACTAATTCTTTAGCATATTCAATTGGCCAAAATGGTGGATTATCAAAATCAAAGTCTTGACACTTCGTGGTTAGTATTGAATTATCTAGTTTTACAAGTTCCATTACGCAACCTTACTAAAGTTTTGCTTCTTTTCAAACCGAATCACGTTTGCGAATTTGTCATATAACTGATCTGTCTTATGACTAATAATAAAAGTATTTGTGTCAGAAGTCAAGCTATGCAATATCTTTAAAAACTCCTCTGTTCCGTTAGCATCAAGAGAGGAGTCCATTACCTCGTCCATTATGAGAAGATTTGTGCTAACAGAATTCCTAAGTTTAGCAACACTGCGCCAAGTAAAAAGTATAGCAAGATTGATTCGCATCTTTTCGCCCTCTGAAAATGACGCATAACTGAACTCGTCTCTGAACCTCGACTTAATAGTCTCATTAAACTCTTCGTCGAGTTCAAACTGGATAAAGAAATCCATAGCGCTAAGATACTTACTAATAAGCTTGTTAATGACTGGGACATACTGTTTGATGATCCTTGCTTTGATACCGCCATCTTTAAGTAGCATAGAAGCGGCGGTATAGATTAGCTTCTCGTCCATTGCTTCATTGTATCGTTCAATAATCAAAGCCATCTCATTTTGAAGATCTTCCATTTTAGTATCTTCATCTGATTCATGCAACTCATTAATGTGCTTAATTTCTTTTGTTAGCTTATCTACGTAATCAGATAAATTCGTTGCTTGATTACGTAGATTAACCATCTCTAATTGTTTGTTGGTAATAAGCTCATTTGTCTCCATAATATCATTAAGTTCTTTTTGAGCTTTATCATATGTCTCTGTTAACTTTTCAAGACCATTGTTTATCTCATCAATTTGAGATGTTTTATGTTCAATCTTTTCTTGCTTTAGATCTTCAGTGATTGTTTGTGTGCAAGTTGGACAATGTTCGTGATTCTTAAAAAACTCAACATCGTTTTGTATTACTGCTAGTTTTGCTTCAATCTTATGACGTAGCGTTGTGAGCTTTGATACTTGTTTTTGTACCTCATCAGAGTTAGCTACTTTTTCTTTAAGTGAAGTAATTTCTCGCTTAAGAGTAGTAAGTTCCTCTTTTATACTCTCAATCTTTTCTTTCGCTTCATCGCAATAGTCTAATTTTTCAGTGATAAGTTTTTCGTTGTTTTGTTGATTTTCAAGTAAATGTTCTTTGACAAGTTTTATTTTCTCAGTAACAACTTTTTGATCAGCTGAAATCTCAGTTAGCGTTTCGTTGTTAACTTGTATCTTATCTTTGAGCAAGCTATTCATTGTTGTAAAGATTTGCAAGTCGAGTAGATCTTCAATAACTTCTCGACGCTGACCTCCTGGAAGCTGCATAAACGGAACGAATGACGCAGAGCCAAGAACAACAACCTGACAAAATGACTTATAGTTTAGTTTGATAATATGACGTTCAAGATGTTCTTGATAGTCTCGCATCTCAGCAGATTGATTTATCAGCTCGCCATTTTGATACACTTCAAATATAGTTGGCTTGATACCACGAACAATTTTATATTTGTTCAAACCAATATCAAACTCCACTTCAACAACAAGACCTTTGTTTGTGATAGAGTTGAGTAACTGTGGCTTCTTAATGCTACGAAATGGTTTACCAAACAACGAAAATACGAGAGCATCGAGCATAGTAGATTTACCAGCTCCGTTTTCACCAACGATTAATGTAGTATTATGTTTGTCTAATTCTATCTCTGTAAAAATGTTACCAGTAGATAGAAAGTTTTTCCAACGCAACTTTCTAAACAGAATCAAATCTTTTCACCTATCAATTCAACATCAGCGTATGTTTCAATCCAAAGTTTAGCTCCACATGGGCGTGGCTTCTTTGGACTATATATCATATGTGATGGTCCATTGATTTGGACTTCCATACAATATCTAACCTTACCATCTTTTTCAACGCGACATACAGGTTCATCTTTACCATGTTTGGCATTTTGTTGTATTATATTTTTGTTTATGTGTATTATTGTAGGTTTAGCCACTTGCTCTCTTTCAGCCAATGAATAATCTTGTTTAAGAAAAACTTTTTGTGTAGTTGCCCAGACTATTTTAAAATCTGCAAAGCGTGTGTCAATGCCATATTTTACATGCATAGGCTCAGGAACTATAACACCTTTTGATGCAATTACATGTCCTTTATCATTTTCAAGACAAAAGACTCTTCCTTCATATTTTGGATCTTCAAAGTTTTTTATAACACTTATTCTTATCACTCTATTGTCAATGCCTCTTGATATAAGTCAACGATCGTCTTCTCAAGACGTTTCTTGTCTAAATTATCAATGCTGTTAATTTGTTCAATATGATGTTTAAAGATATCAATTGTTGATTCGGCTTCATTAACAATTTTATCGTCATCCTCAAGATTCATATTTAGATGGTCTTCAACGATCTGTATGTCGATTGCTACTTTCTGTAAGCTATCTATGAATCGATCAAACCTGTACGGATCGTTCTTGTTTGTTACAATAACTTTCAAGAACTTACCAGCGTACTTTTCGATATCCATTGATATATCTTTGGTGTCATCATACCAAACCTTATTAAACATTGTATAAGGATTTCGTATAAAAGTCAACTCTCTTGAGTCGGTGTCGAAGATGTGGAATCCTTTTGGGTCGTCGTAGTCAGACCAAGTAAACTCAGCATGATTACCCAGATAAAAAATATGCCCATTACTGGAACGATGATGATAATGACCAGACATAACCATATCAAACTTATCAAAGATTGAAACATCATCTCCGTGGCTAACCATAGATCCTCTATACATTTCAAAGCCAGCAAGCTCAAGATGCCCCATCGCAATCTGAGCTTTCGCATTTCCAATGAGTTCCATAGTTTGTTTTCTGTTTTCATCACATATCCAAGGTAGGTAGAGAATATCAAGACCATCATGATTAACGACAGTCGGTTCAATAAAGATTTTTACTAGGGGGTACCTGTCAGCCACCAGTTCGTGGAGAGCATTAACGGTATTAGTGTTCTTAAAGTAAGTATCATGATTACCAGCAATAAGATGAAGTGAATAGCGTCGCGAAGCAATTGGTTCGAGGAAATCCTCACGAAGACGCTTAGCAGTATTAAAGTTAATATACTTACGACGGTCAACGAGATCACCAAGATGGATAATATCAGTAATTTCATTCTTTTCTAACTCTGGTAAAAAAAGTTCTTGCATAAACTTTTTGTTGTTGTCGAGAAATGCAACGTGATCATTACGAACACCCCAATGCGTATCAGTTATTAGAGCTAACTTCATCCTCGCCCTCTAAAAATTTATCTAATCCTATTTTAGTTTTTTTCTGCATTTTTGTCAATCTTTCTTCGAATGAACGAATAATTTCATCGGAGTATTCGTTGTGAATAGATTGACCAGTCATAGATGTTTCTTCATTAAGACCATCCATAAGATTGCTGTGTATAAAGTTCTTGTGCTTAACGTATGCTTGTTTCTTTTCTTTTTGAATGCGTCGTATAAAAGCATTCCAAGCAATTTGTGTAAAATAAGCAAATGGATTATTTGACTTTGAAGGATCAAAACTGTGTGCTGCTGCTATACAATTTTCAATACCATCAGCAATCATTTCATCTCGATATGAATACCCCATAAAGTTTGGTTTAGTTGATAACTTTTCACATATCAACATAAAACAAACACCAACATAATCTGGAACAACAGGTAATGGTTTTTTTTGTTCTTCTGCTAATTTAACTTTTTCTTTATAAGTTACCATAGCCGCATAAAGATCTTTATTATTAACGTAATGTTTTTTTGCCATTATTATGCTTTCAAATTAACCGGATATATTTTGTAATCGAATTTTTCTTCATTATACACCTTTACTCGTTCTGCGAAATGTTGAATAGTAAAATTCTTTTTTGTTTTCCAAATCAAATCATCACTAATATCATATAACGTAGCGATCTCTTTTGACTCTGATTTGCGTAATCCACGTCCAATAGATTGTAAGTTTCTTATTTTGGACTTTGAAGGACTAGCAAATATAATGTTATGCAAATTACGAATATTAACTCCGGTAGAAAAAGTCCCATAACTAGCGACGATAATACTGGATGTTGATTGCTCCACAATATGGCGTATTTCTTCACGATCTTGGCCATCTACTCCTCCATGCACAAAATGAACATTATTGTCTTTAAGCATATCATACAATACTTTGCCATGTTTGTCAACATATTGAAACAATACTAGTGTGTTACCCTTTAATGATAAAGCTAGGTTTTTAATAAAACGATTGCGAGCATCATTACGAACAAGCCAATCCATCTCAGCTTGATAATCCATCTTAGATACTAATTGTCGTTCTTCATTAGTATATTTAAGAACGATACATTTAATTAGAAATTGTGATAGATGTTTTTGATCAATTAAATCTGCTGTACTTGTAACTTTTCGAACAGCTCCAAACAAACCTTCCAAAACAAGTCTATGAGTTTGAGTACCGTCGAGAGTTCCAGTAAACCCAAACCTATACCTACAATTAGTAAGCTTAGACATAATGCTAGTAAGAGATTTTGCTTTGAATAGGTGAGCTTCATCGCCTATGACCAAATTAAATGAGTTGAAATACTTTTTATCCATTTTGTAAATGGATTGCCATGTAGATATGACAATCGGATGATTTGTGATTTTGTCTTGTCCTGCAAATACTCTATGAATGTTGCTATCGGTAGGGTAACCATAATCAACAAAATCGGTGGCAAGCTGATGAATAAGAGAAGTAGTTGGCACAATAATAAGAGCACGGAAGCCAGAGTCGCTAAGAAGTTTTTCATAATACCTCACTAGTAGATAGATAATGAACGACTTACCAGATGCTGTTGGTGAAAGCATTAACGCTCTGTTATTACGAACAGCGTAAGTAAAAGCATCAAGTTGATAATCACGACGTTCAAATTTAGATGGAATGTTTAATGTATCAATAAAGTCTGTTGCTTCTTTTAATGAGAACTCGCTAGCAGCAAACTGATCTGACTCTTGATATTCATAATTTCTTTCTTTACAAAACTTTTTTATCTGTAAATTAAGTCCTGCGTATATAAGACAAGACATAACATTATATAAACGAATTTTGCCGTCCCAGAATTTATTTCTAACAGCAGGCATAAATTTAGCGCCGGGTACATCAAATGTGAAGTACTCGTTTAATTCATATCCAATACCTGGATCACAAACAATTTTATTGTAGACTTCGTCGAACTTTTCGACTCTAACAATATCCATTAGGCTCCCATAGTAAATTTGTACCAGTCGATAGCAGCCTTAATTTGAAAGCCACGATTTGTGAGACTTTTAATAATTGATTCTAAAAGTTCAACTTTCTCTTGTTGTAATCCAATCTTCAATGATAGATCAATAATATCTTGATCACCTTCCATATAAGAAGGAATATCTGCTTTAAGTATCATACCACGTGGAGGTAGTCTCCATTCTTTAGGTGTATTCTCATTAGGACCCATTGTATAGAATTCATACTTTAAAAGTTTAAG